TCAATAGAACTCGATATCCTTTATTTTAAGGGAACGACGTTTCTTTTTATTGTCATTCTTACCTAATACATATTCGATAAATATATTCTTAATTGCCATTTGAATAAATTCAGCTTTTTCTTCGTCGCTTGAAATATCCCACATCTCAAGTAACAAGTTTTTGTACTGTTTTATATCTTCGGTGTCATACTGCTTAACTTCTTTATTCTCACTTTGCTTTTTATATTCTTCGATTGCTATATCCGTTTCTTCAATTAATTCGGCCAACTCATCTTCATTCATAAGTCCGTTAGCATATAGCTTATGGTATCTTTTCCGTTGCTGCATAACCTTATTTATATCAATCGCTACTTCTTTTTCTTCCTTATCCTCAACGATGTCATATTGTGTTAAATCTTGATGTTGTAGATGATCATAAAACACTCGTTCTACTTCTTCGGCACGTATATATACAGGTTTTAAATTAGGTGTCTCTTTGCAATTATTACAGTAATAGTGCTTGTTATAATACACTCTATCTTTCAGTGTTACCTTATGAGTATTCATCGTTAATTTATTATGACAAGTAGGACAAACTAACTTACTTCTAAATATAGATACGTGTTTTATCTTTTTAGTATTAGTACGTTCTTCTAATCTGTCCTTAACTTTCTCGTACATTTCTTCGGTAATAATAGGCTCGTGGTTATTCTCTAGGTAAACGCCACCCCATTCAAAATGTCCTCTTGTGAACGGACTTCTCAATGCTCGTGTGATTGACCTATCTTCCCATTTTCTATTATTCGGTGGCGGAATATCTGAATTATTTAATTTACGTGCTATTGATTTAGCGCTCTTACCTTTTAACGCCTCTTCATAAGCAAATAGCACAACTTCCTTATACTTATTAGGCACAAACTTATTATCGACACGATCATAATAAAATGGTGGAGTAGTAAGCATAATACCCTTTTTAAGTGCTGCAAGTTTACCCATTTGTGTACGTTCTCTAATTGTTTCACGTTCCCATTCAGCCATTGCACCGACTAACGTTACAAATAATCGTCCCATTGCTGTTGATGTATCATATACTTCGGTAGCACTCCTAAACGCTACGTTATTCTGTTCAAATATCTCTAGTAAGTCCAATAAGTCACGTACATTACGTGTAAGCCTATCTAACTTATACACTAAGACTAAATCAAATCGTTTAATATCATTCATCATACGTTGTAATTCTGGTCGGTCACGTTTAGCACCAGAGAAACCAGCATCGACAAATACATCAGCTACATTCCAATCGTTTATCTCACAAAATGATTTAAGTTTCCGTTCTTGTTCTTCGATAGAATAGCCATGTTCTTTTTGCTCCAATGTACTTACTCGACAATATATTGCTACATTCATGTTCTCACTTCCTCAAAAAAGTAAAAAAAATAATAAGGGTAGACGGACTACCCTAAAAATTAATTATTTCATTCTATCAATAAGTAATAATGCTAATTGCCCAGTAGCTTTCGCATCATTCAAGGCTTGATGTGATTCTCCATCATCTAAAAGGAAATAATCTTTTAAAGTTTCTAGTTTATGATTTGGTGTTTCGTGTATTAATCTTCTAGAAGCAGTTAATGTATCAAAAACTCGAAACTTCTCATGTTCTATATTAAAATCATGAAGGTTTTTTAAAAGAAATTTCATATCGAATGGCGCATTATGAGCAACAATTGTTTTACCACCAAGTAATAAGAGCAGTTCTTCCATATACTCTTTAGATATTCTAGGCTTATCTTCCAAAAATTCATTTGTAATTCCAGTTTTTCGCATAACTGTTTTACCAACCGGTTGATCAGGTTTGAAGAACTTTGTAAATTCATTAATTACATTTCCATCTTTAAATTCAACAATACCATATTGGATGATTTCGTTATCTTTATAATTTAGTCCAGTTGTTTCGAAATCTAAAACTACAAAAGTTGGCGTTAATTTTCTAGCTTTAGTATAAGATAAGTCTAAATGAGTTGATGAACGTGAAGGTTCTACTTTCTCGTTAGAAGAATTTTCAAATGAAAACAAAGTAGAAAAATAATCTTCTTTTACTTTCTTGTTTTCTGATTTAAGTTCATCTATTTGGTTTTCTTTTACTTTTAATTTTTCGTTTAATTCTTGAATACTTTTTTGCGTTTTTTCAGTATTTTCTTTTAGAGTCGCAACTTGTTTATTTTCCTTTTCAAGTTTAAGTATATAATCTTGTTGAGAAGCTAATTCTTTTTTTAGATTTTTATTATTTTCAATTAATTCTTTAGATTCAACTTCTTTGATTATTTCTTTTTCTACAACTCTTGTTTTTTTATTATTTTCATCTAATTGTTGATTTGCATTATTTAAATCAATTTTTACTTGATTTAATTCTTCGTTTAATCTTTTATTCTCTTCGTGTAATTGAATAGGGATATCTTCTTTTAGATTTGTTATCTCTTTATTCTTTTTAGTTGTATTTAATTTAATTAGTTTAAATAAACTAATTATAAATATTAATAGAAATACTAATAACATTGCTAAATCAATGAAACTGAGACCTTGATCAATAATTACTAACAGTCCACCAACAACTGTGAACAAAGAGAAAATCAGCAATATCCAAAGTAGCGCTTTTTTCATATGTCTCTCCTTTGCTATATATCCTTATATTCAAACACTCGTAATGGCTCAAACTGAATAACGTATTTACCATGCCGAGTGGAATAACCATATTTTTGTTTATAATGTTCAATACTTTGTAGTACAAAACTTTCTGTAACTTCAAAAAAATTAGCAAGTTCATATAAGTTATGTATGTCTTGCAAAAATGCTTCGATTATACCTTCTAGAGATATAAGTTTTTCATTAGCTAATCTTCGTGCTTTTAATTCGTATTTTTTATTTTGTATATCTTGTTCATTAAGTATATTACCGTAAGTGATTTCATGGTGGGCTAGTTCTTCCGACAAAATCTCTAGCTTTTTTGCGTCAGATAAATTTTTATCAATCAATATTACTCCATTATCATAGAAACCTTTAAACATTCCCGGTAATTCGAAAGTATCACAAATATGTAAATGACTATTCTGAATTAATAAATCTTCATATCTCCCCACATAATCAGTCCTTTTTACGTGCCTGACGAACTAATTCTGCAAAATCTCTTATTTTTTGAAGTTCTTCTTCTGTAAAATCATCATCTAAATGTGCTGCAATAGTATCTTGTTTAATGCTTTTATCTTCTGTAATACGAGATTTAGGCACATTAAAGTAATCTGCTAATTCTTGAACTTTAGAAATTCTTGGGTATTTAATTTCTTTTAACCAATTAGAGATAGTCGATTGACTTACACCTATTGCTTCAGATAATTCCATTTGAGTAACGTTTTTCTCTTTCATAAGTTGTTCCAAATTCTCTGATAAAATTTTTCTAGCACTTTTGTATTCCATGTTATTTTCTCCTTTTAGTATTACTTAATGTAATACTAATTTACCATAAGTAATATTACTTTACAACAAGAAATATCACTTTTGATAAAAAAATATTACTTAAAGTGTTGACATATTACTTAAAGTGATAGTATAGTTGTTTATGCACACGGGAGGTGATAAGAAAATGCCAGAAGAATTTAAAGAGTTTCCAGTGAAAGTTTGGCGTACTAACTCTAATATGACGCAGCAAGATGTTGCTGATAGACTGGGGGTTACTAAACAGTCAGTGATCAGATGGGAAAAAGAAGATGCAGAATTAAAAGGGTTACAGTTATACGCTTTGGCTAAATTATTCAACACTGAAGTTGATTATATAAAAGCCAAAAAAATTTAATATCATTATCACTTTAAGTGATAATAAGGAGGTAGAAAAGTTGAACGAATTACAACTTAGTAACGACCTAACAACTATTGAAACTGAAATCAAAAGTTATCAAAACATCGCTGGTCAATCGATTTTTGAGATTGGACGTAGATTAAAGCATGTAAAAGAAAATGACTTAGCACATGGAGAGTTTGGTAAATGGCTTGAAAAAGTAAAACTAACTAATCAACAAGCTCATAGATTTATGAAGGTTAGTCAAGAATACGAAAAATCAAATTTAACGACGTCGTTAAATTTAGGACTAAATGTACTTTATCAAATTGCAACTCTACCTGAAGAAGAACGTACCAAAGAACATACAACATCAAAAGGAGAAGTTAAAACTCCTGATGAAATGACTGTCAGAGAATTACGAGAATTGAAGAAACAACTCAAGAAACGTGACGAACAAAACGCTCAACTTCAATCTCAAGTAGAACAAGCGCAACGCTCAGAAGAAATTGCGAAGAAACAACTAGAAGATGCAGAGAGCAGAGAGCCAGAAGTTATTGAGAAGTATATGGAGCCAGAAGATTATCAAGAAACTAAAAACGCTTTAGCACAATCTCAACATCATCAAAAACTTATTGAACAACGCAACGCAAAGTTAGAAAAAGAAATCGAAGATATGAAACATCGTAGAGATGAAACGAGTGAAAAATCACAAAAGTATGACGAACTCAATAAAGCGTTAGGAGATATGAACAGAAAGTTAGATGACGGTCAACGTAGATTGAAAGCACAAAAAGAAGTTTACGATTTGGTAAAGAAAGGCGAAGAACTTATCAAAGAAATCGCACCTATGACTTACTTTATTCATGATGAATACATTTTAAGTAATGAATATGCGATTCAACCTATCAAGAAAATTGCAGATGATTTATTAGATTTATCTCAAAAACTAAACAAACAAATATCAAAAGGAGATGTTATAGATGTCTAAAAATTTAATCGATATTAGTAGAAGTCAAGCAGATCAATTAGTTCGACAAGCAGAAATGAGCAGAGGGCTATTAGAAAAGATGATTGAGCATGAAAAAATGATTGAAGAAAACAAGAAAGAAATGAGCAATTTTAGAAGTGAAATGCTTGATACAGAAAATCGTCTTAACAAACGAATGGAAGACGTTGAGAAAAAGTATGTCCTAACACATGGTGAAGGTAAATTTATCAAATCAAAAATAGCTGAACGTTCATATCACTTAGCAAATAACTTCTTCGAAGAAAGAGTTTCTAAAGAATTGTATCTCAAAAAACGTATTCATTTAATACAAGGCATACACGGCGTGTTAAATAGACACTTTAACACTATAACTTATACAACTATAAAACATGTAGAGTACAAAGAAGCAATGGACTTTATAAGCAATTTAGAGTTAGCAGACTTACCTATTCACTTTTTAAAACTAACAGACAAACAAATTGAAACCGCTGAAAAACAAGGAGACTTTGAAGTTCTAAAAAGAATAGGTTAAGGAGGAATTGTAATGCCACCACACATTCAAACAATGATGTTAAAACACTTTAAACATCATTTACCAGAAGCACTTGAAAGATGCAGAAAAAAAGAAAAGGAAAGAAAGGAGCGAGAACATGAGAAACAAAAGGTTAAGCAACGAAGATAAATCAATTTATATCGCTGGAACAATGTTCTTAACATTAGCAACAGCATTGTTCATTACAGGAATGTTCTTCATGAAAGCATTAGGAACAGCGCTGTTAATTGCACTAGCGACATATGTGTTCTTCGACACTTGTTACTACGTAAAAAAAGACTGATTGCTACTACCAATAGCAAACAGTCGAACACTTATTAAATAAAATTCAACTCAATCATACAACGGGAGGATAAATCGTGCAAGAACTAAATATAAATCAAAAGAACGCAATCGAACTTTCAATGCTTGCAATCGAAAATAGAACGCTTAAACAACGAATAGTGTTAAAAGATGAAATCATCGATGACTTAATGAAAGATATCCGATACTGGTCAACGATGTACCAATCAGCAAGCATTCGTGCCGATAAAAATGCACAATCAATAGTCGAATGTACGGAGGTGCATGAACGTGAAAGAAACAGTCACTTATATAATCAAGCGAAAAGATAACGACTTATATGTAACCAACATGCCTAGTCATAACTTCCCAGCAATCAAATACTCAACTGAATTCAGAGATGCTAAAGAATTTAACGGAGTAGATAAAAGTTCGATAGATATGACGGTACACAAAGCTATCAAACATACGCATATAGAACAAGATAAGTATGAGGAGGTAGAACTTGATGACTGAGAATCAACAAGAACTAAACTTATTCCAAAAGATAGCAGATGTTAAAGCTAATATTGACGGCTTTACGAAAGATGCAAAAAGTTACAACTACTCATATGTAAGTGGCTCTCAAGTATTGCACAGAATTAGAAATAAGATGATTGAAAACAATTTATTACTTGTACCAAAAACATCAGAAGAAAACTACAAACAAATTGATGTAACAAGATTTAATAAAAAAGCTGGTCGTGAGATTACAACATCAGAATTTATCGTTGAAATGAACTTGACTTATGTATGGATCAATGCAGATAAACCAGAAGAACAATTCGAAGTCACTTTCTATGCAGTAGGTCAACAAGACGATGTATCAAAAGCACATGGTACTGCATTAACTTATGCAGAAAGATATTTCTTAATGAAATTCTTCAATATTCCAACTGATGAAGATGATGCCGATGCAAAAGAAAAGCAGGAAAAATATTCAAAACCTAACGTTCAAAAAGTCGGAGAGTTAAAACAAGATATTTTTTCTTTCATAGATTTGATGAAAGAGAGAGGTAGAGAAATAACTGAAGAACAAGTAAAAAAAGAACTAAATATTACTGACTATACAAAACTATCTAATGGCCAAATCGCTAACGCAATACAAAATTTAAAAGCATGGAGTAAATAGGAGGAAGTAAATAATGACTAATCAAACTATTATCACAGGAAATATCACAAACGACTTAGAAGTAAGACAAGCTGGTAATTCTCAGGTATTGAAATTCGGTTTAGGTGTACGTGGAAACTTCAAAAAAGATGAAACAAACTTTATCCAAGTAGAAGTATGGGGAAAACCAGCAGAAATTATTAGTGAATATTGTCAAAAAGGCTCTAAATTACTTGTTATTGGTGAATTAAAACAAAATAGATTTCAAGATAAAGAAGGACAAAACAGAGAAAAAGTTTATGTAAATTTAGATAAGTTCGAATTCTTAGACAACAAAGGTAGTAACCAACAAAACAGTCAACCTCAACAACAAAGAGGACAAGCACCAGCAGGTAATAACCCGTTTGCAAATGATAACAACGCAAATACAAGTGATGATGACCTACCCTTTTGATAAACCTACAACAAAACAAGTTAAGTACGCTGAATACTTACAATCATTCTTGAGAAAAGATGATGACTTATCAAAGATGAGCAAAAAGGAATTAAGCGACTATATCAACTCAATAAAGCCTGATGCAGAATTCGTCATCGATGAATTGCAGGCACATACAGATATTTTTTGGTAGGTGATTAAGTGCCAATCATTAAAAATTACATTACTCAAGATGACGGTACGACTACCGTTGTCATTGAGGGTGTAGATATAGACAATAAAACATCGTTATTACTAGATAACGGACTAGAAGTTGAATGTGAAGTTAAAGCTATTGATCCATTCCTAATCACTGATAAGCAACGCCGAAAAGTGTTTGCTCTTTGCAACGATATAGAGGCTTATACAGGTCAACCAAGAGAATACATGAGGGAAATGTTCCAAGATTATATAACGTTCTTAAATGGCTATGATAAACGCTTATCATTAAGTAATTGTTCAAGAGAACAAGCTAGACAATTAATCGAGGTCATATTGGACTGGGTGTTTCATAACAATATCCCACTTAACTATAAAACAAGCGACTTACTCAAAAATGATAAAGCATTTTTATATTGGTCAACGGTCAATCGCAACTGCGTTATCTGTGGCAAACGTGGAGAACTAGCGCACCATAAAGCAATAGGCAGAGGTGCTAATCGGAGAAAAATGGATCATTACGGTTATGAAGTACTGTGCCTATGTAGAGAACATCATCAATCGCAGCATGATATGGGAGTAGAAACCTTTGATAAATTACATCATCTTGAAAATTCATGGCTTTCAGTAGATGAGCGTCTGAACAAGATGTTGAAAGGAGTGAAATAATGGCAGTTTTTAGAGTTTACAAAGAAAGTGGAAACTTCGTAACTGTACACAAAAGTTTTATTCATGATGAGAACCTAAGCTGGAAAGGTAAAGGCATACTTCTTTATCTATTAAGCAGACCAGATGACTGGAGAATTTACGAAACTGAATTAAATAAACATTCGTCTGACGGTAGAGATAGTTTAAGAACTGGCATTAAAGAATTAGAAGAAGCTGGATATATCCATCGTACTCGAAGAAGAAATGAAAAAGGTCAATTAAGAGAATATGAATACCAAGTATTTGAGCAACCTAACCAGATTGGAAAAACCTATGTAGGAAAAACCAACATAGGAAAATCCAACACTACTAATAATAACTCCACTAATAATAATAATACTAATAATGAGACAGGCGACACGTCACAAATCTTTCAGTTGGTTAGTAAAGAATTAGAAATGATACAAAGTCCTTTAAAAGTACAGGAGTTAGAAGATGAACTCAATCTTATTAAAGGAAATAAATTAGAAATCACAACAGTAGCTATTAACTACTGTAAACAAAATAAGAAAGGTATTAACTACCTAATTAAAGTATTAAGAAATTGGAATAACGAAGGTGTAGATACTAAAGAGAAAGCACTAGCTAAAGTGACACCTAAGAAAAAGAAATCTAACGAAACTGAAGATGTATTTGCAGCAATGAAAGAGAAATTAGGTGTTAACGAATGAGTATGACTAAACAACAAGCATTCGAAATTATAGATAAAGTCAGACGTATTTATAATATGGAATTCGATACTCCTAAATTAGAAACGTGGATAGACGTATTAAGTGAAAACGGTGATTACGAACCGACACTTAAAACAGTCAAAAACTACATTAACAGTGGAAACTCATATCCACCTACCTTACCTAAAATCATGAGAAAAGCACCTAAGAAATTGGAATATGAAGAAGAACCTGAAGATGTGAAAGAGCATCATTGGAAAATGAAGAATGATCCAGAATATGTAGCTGCAAGAAAAAAGTTGCTTGATGAATTTAAAGAACAGCTAAGAAAGTTTGAGGTGAACAGCTATGAATGAGCGTAGAGATATTGAAAGTACGATTATTGCAAGTTTACTCAAGAAACCTGAACTCATCGAAAAGTTACGTGTTAAACCTTATATGTTCTATTACGACGATTTCAGAGTATTTATGGAATATGTGTTTGAAGTCGGTAAGGTAGATCATCAAGAAATATTCCTAGAAACATCAAAGAATAAAAACTTCTTAGATTTCGACACAATACAAAAACTCTACAATTCAGACTTTATCGGCTATGGCATATTTGAACGTTACCAACAGAATTTATTAGAAGCCTATCAGGTATCTCAAGCGAATGAAGTTATTAACGAGTTTAACCAATCACAAAATATAAAGTCGTTTGAAACAATGCTTACTGACTTAAATGAAGTATCAATGATTAGCGCAACAGATGAAACAAGCACAAAGAAAATCGTTGATGAATTTGTAGAAGAATTGTATAGCGATGAACCTAAGAAAGTGATTAAGACAGGCTATCCACTAATGGACTACAAAATAGGTGGTTTAGAGCCTACACAGTTAGTTGTAATCGCTGCACGACCTTCAGTAGGTAAAACAGGTTTTGCACTTCAAATGATGCTTAATATTGCTAAACAAGGCTATAAGACATCGCTATTCAGTTTAGAGACAACAGGCGTAGCTATTTTAGAACGAATGCTATCAACCATTACTGGTATTGAATTGAAACGTATTAAGCAAAAAGCTGATTTAACCTATGACGATTTAACAAAATTAACCAAAGGTGCAAGCGAAATATTAAAACTTGAAATAGATGTCAATTCACAAAGTAATGTAAGCACTCAGGAAGTCCGTAAGCAAGCCATGAAGAACAAAGATAAGCAACAGGTCATATTCATCGACTACCTTCAATTAATGCAAACAGATAGCAAATTAGACCGTAGAAACGGTATTGAAAAAATAAGCCGTGATTTAAAAATCATAGCAAACGAAACTGGCGCAATCATCGTATTACTTTCTCAACTTAGTCGTGGTGTAGAAAGTCGAAATGATAAACGACCTATGTTGTCTGATATGAAAGAAGCAGGGGGCATTGAAGCCGATGCAAGTTTGGCCATGCTTTTATACCGAGAAGATTACTACAACCAAGATGAAGAGGATGAACTCGGTAAGTCGATTGTTGAATGTAATATTGCTAAGAACAAAGACGGAGAAACAGGTGTCATCGAATTTGAATATTACAAACTTACACAAAGGTTCATGACATGACGGTTATCGAATATAAAAAACTACTTGGAACAATGTACCGACAAGATTATAGCAACGATCAACTTATTGGAACGTTACTGATTGAAGTTGGTCGGGCTATCAATCGCTTGCTGGAAGAGAAAAAGATATCGCCATTCGATGACTATGAGAAAGTGCTAAACATTATTGAAAACGATACGAAGTGGAGGCAAAGCGATGGGACTTTTAGAAGGACATAAACAAAAGTATTACCTATATCAAAGCGATGGTTGGAAGATGTGCAGTGTTATTCCGTTAGGCAACGACACGTATAACTTAGGTAACTTCGGTGGCATGCACACTAGAAACGTTTTTAAAGGTAATGTGACTAAAGCTGAACTAGATAAGCTAAAGCGTAAATACAAGTTATTCAGAAAAGAAGAACTGAAACAACAAACAACGATAGACGATTTCTTATTCTAGGAGTGAGTAAATGGAACTAAATAAAATTTACAACGAAGATTGTTTGGAAGGTATGAAAAAGATACCTAATAAAAGTGTAGATATGATTTTATGTGATTTACCTTATGGAACGACACGGAACAAGTGGGATGTAGTTATTGATTTCGATGAGTTGTGGAGTGAATACAAAAGAATTATTAAAGAACGAGGCATTATCGTTTTAACAGCTTCCGAACCATTTACATCACAACTTATTATGAGTAATAAAAAATGGTTTAAATATGATTTGGTTTGGAAAAAAACTCACCCTAAAGGCCATTTAAATGCTAAACGGATGCCATTAAGAGGACATGAAAACATTCTCATATTTTACAAAAAGACACCTAACTACAACCCAATGATGAGGAAAGGTAAGTATAGATATAAAGGGAACAAAGGTTTCAATGAAGAAAGATGTTATGGAAAATCTAAAAAGTATGATAATTGGAACGACTTATATTATCCGACGTCAATTATCGAAATTAGTAATGCAAATCAAATGGACAAATTCCATCCAACACAAAAACCTGTTACTTTATTTGAATACCTAATCAAGACATACACAAATGAAGGTGAAACAGTTCTCGACAATTGCATGGGAAGTGGTACGACAGCAATAGCATGTATGAACACAAATCGTAACTATATTGGCTTTGAGTTAGATAAGGACTATTTTGAGTTAGCGAATGAACGTATAGAAAAACATACTAAACAAATGGAATTATTTACATTACAGGAGTGACAACGTGAGTAAATACAATGCTAAAAAAATTCAATATAAAGGTGTCGTGTTCGATAGCAAAGTCGAATGCGACTACTACCAATATTTAGAACGTAACTTAGGTAATGGATATGACCATATCGAGTTGCAACCTAGATATGAGTTGATACCTAAACTCGATAAGCAACGTAAAACGGAGTATATCGCTGACTTTGCACTATTCAAAGATGATGTGGTGGTCGAAGTGATAGACGTAAAAGGAATGCCAACAGAAGTAGCGAAGTTGAAAGCGAAAATGTTTAGACATAAATATCCAAAAATCAAACTTACATGGATATGCAAAGCACCTAAATACACAGGGCTTGAATGGATAACGTATGAAGAATTAATTAAGGTACGCAGAAAGCGTAAGAAGGAGAAGATGAAGAATGGTAAAGATTAAAGTTGAGAAGAAGATGAACTTATTAGAATTGATTGAGTGGGCTTGGAAGAATGATGTTAAAGAAAAAGCATTTTATAGCAATATTGACGGAGGTTCTGTGTATTTTGACATGGTACAAACAGTGTCTGTAGAGCATTCAATTGTTAGAACTGAAACCTTCAATGTAGAAGTTGAAGAAGAAATTACAGAAGATACAAAAATTCCAGAAATGCTTGAGATATTTCAAGATAATGATGGAACGCAATGGTTCGGGAATTCTATTGAACAAGTAAAAGATGATTTTAGTAGAGAATTCTGGTTAAAAGACGGAGACACAATGACACTCATCTGGAAAGATGGCAAATTGGTAGGTGATAAGTAATGGATAACATTTGGAAAGAGTTTGCAAAAGAATATATGCCAGAAGATAAATTTGAAAGAGTATGCGAAGAAATTAAAAACTCAAAAAATGTAGTTGATGTTAATCATGAATTTTCTTTAAACAGTTTCCTTAATGTCATTTATAACAAAGAAAATAAAAAAGTAGGAATGAGAATAACAAGTGGTTGTCAAAATGCTTTTGATGTTTGTTACAAAAATAAAAAACCGATTATTAATGAAGAAGAATTCGAAAGAATTGATTTAATATTCGACAACAAACTCAGTATTGAAAATTTCATTAAAACTGCACAAACGGTGTTAAAAGCATATGACGAAATTACAAAAGAGAGTGATGAGTAATGGCCAAACTAAAAGTTAATTTCGTAATCGAAGGTACTGCCTACATTGATGCAAAAGATGAAACACTAGACGAAGAAGAACGTGTAATGGCGTTAGCAGAAGAACGTCCTAATGAATTTGATAGACAGTTAGATATTACCAATGTAAAAAGCGTTGGTGTGATTTCAGAAGGTTGGAAGTGATCGTATGTACGACAGATATAAAAATATTCCAGATGTGTACATTGGCGGTAAGAAATATCGACTATGTGACGTGTATAAGTATTTTGATGTTGGTGATTCGACTGTTCGTAAAAGATACTACAAGCAAAAATTAAGAGGTTGGGAACTTGTCTATGGTAAAGGCAAGGTTCCCGTTGAAATTGAACAAGGTAAGGGGATAAGCGAATGAGAATTAGTGATTTAAAGAGAAACGATGTAATCAGATTATATAGTCATGACAAATCTCGTAGTATTTTAGCGATTGTTGATGAACCTGGTGGCACTAATCAAAAGAACGGAATTTACTTTTGGGCAAAGGTTGAAATGGAAGGCGGTAGAAAAGACGTGATAGATGATAGTTGGAATTTTGAAAAAGTAAACGAGCCTTTCACACGTAAGGTGGATATGGTTAAAGAACCTAATCATTATACAAGCGATGAAGGTATCGACTTAATTGAATTTTGTAAACAACAATTTACCGAAGAAGAATTTAGAGGTGCAATGAAGTTCACTCAATTACGTTATGCACTTAGAACAGGTAGAAAAGAGAATGACTTACAGGACCAGCAAAAGTTAAAAGAATACGCAAATAGATTCATTGAAGTATTGGAGGGATAAGCATGGCAAAGAAATTGCCAGTATATATGTGGGAGCCGTTATTCAATCGGCTTACCCGTATTTCAACCGAATACGCTCATAAAGTATTAGGTGTTATACCGTCATCACTTACAAGATATATTCAAAATAGAACATATAACCAAAAGTTAGAGTGCTACTTCATTAGAGAACCTTTATCTGTTAAAGAGAAGCGCCAACTTATCCAGCAAATAGAAATACCTAACGAAGTGTGGCGTGAAACTAAGTTAGAAGGTTTATATGTAAGTGATCATGCTAGATTTAGAGTCAAGACTAATACAGGTTGGCGTTATTACTTCTTATATGAACAAAGAGGTTATTCTTACATTAAGTATCAAGGAAAAGAGTATCGTGCCAACAGACTTATCTACGAAACTTTCTATGGAGATTTAACTGATGATGACGTTGTCCATGCTAAAAATGGACTGAAATATGATGTTCAGGCTAGAAATTTAGTAAAGGTAACTAGAGAAGAATTAGGTTCTCTTACAGGCCATAAAAGTAAACGTAGAGGCATTGTTTTTATTGGAGAAGATGGCGAATTATTAGATGAGTTTAAAAGCACAAGAGAAGCTGAGAAAGTGACGCTTTACAATAGACAAACTATCAATGACTGTTGCAATGATATTCGAAAAAAATATCATTCAATCGGATATAGAGCTTTCATGTGGGCAGACGAATATGAGGAGTTGAACGCATGATATTATCCAACACAATCAACCAACGCTATCGCTACAATACAAATGGCAAGACACCTACACAAATACAACATGAGTTACGTGAGTTAGGTGTCAAAGGCTTTGTGGTTAAGGTAGCAGGAAGTAGAGTGACGATGAAAGTTAGTGAGTGTGACATAAAAAGGAACAGGGAGTGTTTACGATAGACATCAACAATCTTTACACCTACAAAGCAACATGCACCAATGTTGTGGACGGGGACACGATAGATATATTACTTGATTATGGCTTTGATACCTACGCTAAACGTCGTGTACGTTTGCTAGGTGTCGATACGCCAGAAAGAGGACAGGATAAGTTTAAAGAGGCAACAGCGTTCACTAGAGAATGTGTAGAACATAAAGACATCTACGTTCAGACATACAAGAGCGATGTGTTCGGTAGATACCTAGCTAACGTGTGGTACGAGGACGGGCAACGTAGTTTGAACGATGATCTAAGAGACGCAGGACTATTGAAAGAGAATTCGAAATGGAATGAGGGATAGGAATGGCAGAACCAACATTAGATGAATTAGTTGCATTTATGAAAAAGCACGGAGTAGAAAAAGTGGATAGTATCACTGACGAAAAGAGTGCAATTAAGCATTTTAGAGCAGCTAGTAGAGTATATAAAGAAGAACGTGACAGTTTCCGTAAGCAACGTGATGAACTCATCAATGATATGGCAGAAGTGAAAAGGAAGGCAGAGGCGTTTGATGAGATAAAACATATTATTAATGAAAAAGATGTGTACGATGAAACGCTTGTATTAAGAGTAGAAGATGTAGTGTTTTACTGTGAAACAGATATTTCAGGAGGTAGTAGTGATGGACATAACTAAACATATGCAAATGATGAAAATGTTAAATGATGTTGCAGTAAATAAATATGTTTCACACGAAGACTATGAAGAACTAGAAGTAAGTGATGAACACGGTAATAAAATGGAGATTAAATTTTATCCAAACGAGGAGGAACAATAAATGACTAACACATTAACAGTTAATCAATTACAAGAGTTACTACAAATACAAAAGGAATTCGACGATAGAATTCCAACACTTAATTTACAAGATAGCAAGATCGCATATGTAGTTGAGTTCTTTGAATGGTTTAACACATTAGAAACATTCAAAAATTGGAAGAAGAAACCAGGTAAGCCATTAGATGTGCAACTTGATGAGCTGGCAGACATTTTGGCATTTGGGTTGAGTATATTTAATCAAAATAATTTTGAAGAGTATGTCATCGAATTATTCTTTGAAGCTTGGAATCTAGAAAACTTTTTAGATAAAAGTTATTTCACTAATCAAGAAATGATTTACGACATGATGTATGAGTTTTATGATGAAGATTTCAATTCTATCAAACGTTTGGTAATCGTTTTTAAAATAGCAGAACAATTATATACTATCGACCAACTCATCTCAGCGTATAAAAAGAAAATGGAGCGAAATCATGCAAGACAAGACGGAACAGCAGACAAAGATAAAGGCTACGTGTAAGAAGGACATAGTAGAAAAAGTAAAAGAGGTGCTGGGGAAGTGTTAGGGCTTATTAAAGGACTTACAGATACATTTAGCATGAGCGAATGGAACGTAGTATGGGTTGATGATAATGGTAAATCACATGGCAAAAGATTTTATTGGAAAACAGAGGCTAGAGAGTTCTATGATAGTTTGCCATATTATCAAAAACGATTAGAAAGAGTGAGTTGGTGATACCGTGCCACAATTCCTAATCAGAGAATTCACAGATAGCACAGGTCATGTGCATAGACATGTAGAAAGTCCTAGAGAGAATGAACGTATGACGTTGATAGAGGCAGAGGATAAGGAAGAAGCTAAAGAGAAACATAAGAAAATCACAGGATTAAGTGAATGTCCTAATTGCAAAATGTTAGGTGGAAATCTAATGGCCAAAGATTATAACAGTCCAATCGAATATATGAGATGTAATCATTGTGGGCATAACTATCATAGATTAGGGGGTAAGTATGATGTTTAAACGCATATTAATTAATCTTATATTTGCAGAGTTACTATACCTACTTATTAAACCACTCATCATCAAGCTAGAAAGCGAAGACGATATCGACGCAACGAATGATTTTGCGATGGACGGGGATCAGGTTGATATAGGTATAGCTTTTCATAAAGATGTTATCGATAGATTGAATGAGAATATAAGAAAAGGTAATGAACCCGTAAAGAAAATATTCCCTCATAAAGATATAAAAAAGATAATAATTGATTAAATATGATTTGAAATGGAGTGAGTGAGTAATGTGGATAGCACTAACCATTATACTCGTCATACTTCTACTTATAGCGATAGGTAACAATACAGTCTTACGTCAGGAGTTAGATGCACAGAGATATACGAATGTGTATCTATTCACTAAGTACGTGAGAGATTGCGATATAGAAGATGTAGAGTTTGAAATACAAAGAGCGAAGAAACATTTTAAGTAATGGAGGTAATCACTTGTACACACCAACGGAAGTGAAACAACTTATAATGGATTATCATTGGATGAGACGATTAATTGATCATCAAGTATATGAGTACGATAGTACATCAATCGGACAGTATGGTATTGAATCAGCTATGCCTAAAGCTAAAGGTGGTACAGGCGATAAGGTATTAGTAAGAGTGATACGCAATGATAAGGATAGACGTAAGACACAAGAGCTTATAGATAAGGTATCATTCATTGATGAGTATGAACATAAGATAACGAATGACAAGAACTATCATATACTTCAACTACTTAAACAAGGCGAGAAGATAAATACTATTGCCATGTTAATGAGAGTAGATAGAAAAGAAATATATAGAAAGTTAGATGTCATTGTGAATATATATATGAAGTCTCAAACTTAATGGGACAAATGTCACATATGCCACACATGACACACTACTATAAATAGTTTATTTAATTATATATACTTGAGTTAACACGATATGAATATACAGGCACATCACTAATGTGGTGTGTCTTTTTGTTTGGAGTTAATGAAGATGAGTAAAGCATATGCAGACTATATAGAACAACGTACAAAGAATAAAGGTTTCTACTCTAATGCTAAGTGGCGTAAGACAAGACTAAAAGTATTAGCAAGAGATCATTTTGAATGTGTGATGTGTAATGCAGAAGGTAGATTGACGATTAATCAGAAACAATCACTAGAAGTTGACCATATCAAAGAGTTAGAAATACGACCAGATTTAGCGTATGAACTTTCTAATCTAAGAACACTATGCAAGTTCCATCACAATAAACGTCACGGAAGATTTGAACATAATCCAAACAATCGTAAAAACAAATTCAATGATGAACAGTGGTAAAACAAAATTGTATAAAAATATTATTTAATTCAAAAAAAAGACAAAAGTGTAAAAAGTGTCAAATACCCCCACCTAAATAAACCGCGCCACAAAAGGCTTCGCGGAAACCGGCGCTTGGGTCAACTCCGCGGATTTATCTTTCAAAAAGACACGTAAGGGGGCTTGACAAATTAAAAAATAAATAAATAAAAAATTATGTAAAAGGGGGGAGGGGGTTTGAAAAAAGGTGAGTACCTTGAAGATAAATTAACACCTAACCAAATCAAGCAAATTGATGCTTCTAAAGCATACTTAATGGAGCAAATAGACGAAGAAAATGACATTGAAATAGAAAAAGTTGAACGATATGTTAATTTGCTCAAGATGTTCTATGCATTAGACTATTACATTCAAGAAACTGGGCCAATCATAGTAGTGAAAAACGCTTCACAAGAGTATGTGAAACAAAATCCAGCTATCGCAGAAAAGAATAAAGTAAATGGATCGTTGCTAGCACTTGAGAAATCATTCCACTTAGAAAGAAAAGCTGAAGAAAGACGCAAACAAGAACAAGCGAAAGGACCTGATTTAATATGAATATACCTAAGTATGTTACAGATTATATAGAAAAATATAAATCAGGTAACGTAATTTTTAATGATGAACGTGCCGACCTTGTTTCTTTTCTTGAAGATAATATTTTGTATCGTGACGATTTATATTTTGATAATCAAAAAATAGAAGATTATATCAAATTTAGTGAGAAATGGTTTTTTAAACTACAAGACTTCCAAAAATTCATTTCATGTTTTGTGTTCTTATATGAGAAAGATACCAAAACTCCTTATTTCTCAGAGTTCTTTATTTCAATGGCTCGTGGTGGTGGTAAAAATGGTTACATTAGTACGTTAGCAGCGTTCTTTATGACCCCATTACATGGTATTCCTAAATACAATATGTCAGTAGTAGCTAATAGCGAGAAACAAGCGCTAGTAAGCTTTAGAGAAATATATGAAATGATAGAAAGTAACAACTTATATATTACAGGCGAGCAACCTAACAACCCTTTTTATTTAAGTAAGGTTTATGTGGAAGGAACAAGCACCAAGTCACAATTCTTATTCGATACATCTAATGAGAAAACAAAAGATGGCGCTCGTGAAGGTTGTATCTTCTTTGATGAAGTACACGCTTATGAAAAAGATACAATTATTAACATCAAACGAAGTGGACTAGGTAAAGTTGCACATCCACGTACTTTTTATATAGGCACTGACGGATATGTAAGGGAAGGTTTCTTGGATAGATTAAAAGATAGAGCTGAAAATGTATTAAAAGGAATAAATCCTGAAGATAGATTATTCCCTTTCATCTGTAAAATTGATAACAAAAAAGAAGTTGATAAACCTGAAGTATGGGAAAAAGCAAACCCTATGTTTGAAAATCCTAAAAGTGAATATGGCGCTCAATTATTCAAAGAAGTACATCAACAGTATTTAGGGCTTCAATTTAATCCATCTAATCGACCAGAATTTATGACTAAACGAATGAACATGCCTGAAACCGATACTCAAAGTGTTGTAGCACCGTGGGATGACATAATGGCTACAAATCGACCTATACCTCCACTTGAAAATAATGAATGTATTGGTGGACTTGACTATGCAAGTTTAAAAGACTTTGCAGCAGTTGGTTTACTATTTAGATCGGGTGATGATTATATTTGGAAAACTCATTCATTCGCTAGAAAGGAATTCCTTGATAAATATAAATTAAAACCACCTATTCACGAATGGGAGAAAAAAGGCTTGCTCACAATTGTAGATGAACCAACAATAAACCCTAAGCATATTATTGATTGGTTTATTGAAGCACAAAAGAATTATGGACTACAAAAAGTCGTAGCCGATAACTTCCGTATGGATTTACTTAGACCATTATTTGAAGATGCAGGTATCGAATATGAAGTAATAAAAAACACTCGTGCAATTCAGTCCTTACTTGCACCAAGAGTTGAAGATATGTTCGCGCAACATCATCTTATCTTTGGTGATAACCCTCTGATGCGTTGGTATACGCAAAATGTAGCCGTTAAGATACGTAAGGACGGTAATAAAGAGTATGAAAAGAAAGAGCCGATAAGACGTAAAACTGACGGTTTCCAAGCCCTTATACATGCATTGTATAGAGCAGATGATTTAAAAGATTCTAATTTAGAAGAAGAAATCAATCTGTTAAGGGGCTTGAGATTTTAAAGGAAGGAGGAAGTAAGCTATGGGATTGTTCGATAAGTTATTCCGAAAGAATAAAGAAATTTCATGGATGTATGACTTAGAACTTTTACAAGATACAAGTTCTAAAGCCTACATTAAAAGAATGGCTTTAAATGTGGTAGTTGAGTATGTAGCAAGGACAATCGCTCAGTCTGAATTTAGAGTGAAAGAAAGTGATCATGTCACTAAAGATGATATGTACTATTTATTAAATGTTCGACCTAATCCTAATCAAAATGCTACACAGTTTTGGCAAAAATTTATTTATAAACTTCTTGTCGATAACGAAGCTTTAATCATTAAATCAGATGATGATTATTTATATGTGGCAGATGACTTCGAACATGAAACAGAATTAGGACTATTACCACATCGTTTTAATTCAGTTATGGTTAATGATTATAAATATAATCGCTACTTTTCAATGGATGATGTTATTTATTTAGAATATGCCAATGAAAAGTTAGATAAATTTTCATTAGGACTATTTGAAGATTATGGCGAAGTATTCGGTCGTATGTTGAATATGCAACTCAAGAAAAATCAAATACGAGGTATTTTGAATGTGAATAGTACAACGTTGTCTACGAAAGCCATCCAAGATTATATTGATATGATTTTTAATACCTTTGAAAAAAATCAAGTTGCAGTTGTACCTTTAACGAAAGGTTTAGAATACGAAGAACATTCAACAAATAATTCTAGTGCGAATGGTTCAGATTTCAAAGAGTTACGACAAGCAATAGAAGATATTCTCATCTATATTGCACGTATCGTAGGTGTAGCACCTTCTCTAATTCTAGGAGAAAATGCAGACTTAGAAAAAGCGATTGAAGCAACTAATAAATTCTGTTTCAAACCATTAACCAAGAAATTAGAGCGGGAATTAAATTCTAAGCTATTCTTTAAAGATGAGTACTTAAAAGAAAACAAACGTATTGAAATCGTCGGTATAGATAAGAAAAACCCAATCGAATTAGCAGAAGCAATTGATAAGCTACGTTCTTCTAGTACTTATACTGGTAACCAAATTCGTGTCATGCTAGGAGATGAGCCAGGAGATGATGAACATCTAGATGAATACGTATTAACTAAAAACTACGAATCAGTTTCATCAATAGAAGGGGGTGAGACTAATAATGAGTAATCCGATTGTAAGAAATGTCACGCCAGTTTTTAGAAACGAAACTAAGAATAACAAGCACATTTTAACATTGTCAGGCACTATTGCTAACTTATCTTTTCTTGACGACACTATCAGCGCTAAAGCTGTGAAAGATTCGCTTGATAATGTTAAAGAAGATATTGTTATTCGCTTAAATTCTGGCGGTGGTGATGTGTTTGAAGGGATAGAAATTTATAATTACTTAAAGTCCTTATCAAATCACATTACAATTGAAGTCACTGCATTAGCAGCAAGTGCTGCATCATTAGTTGCAATGGCAGGAGATAAGATTATCATCCGAACAGGCGCAAATATGATGGTACATGAGGCTTCTACAATGGCTTTTGGTAACAAATCAGACATTCAGAAAACATTGAATGCCTTAACTGCAATTGATACATCTATTGTTGATATATATCACGATAGAACAGGTTTAGATCGTGATGAGATTGTTAATCTAATCATTAATGAAACGTGGTTAACTGCAGATGAAGCAATCAATAAAGGTTTTGCAGATGAGAAATCATCTCGTAAATCTGTTGAGAAGCAGAAAGAAGGTGTAAGTAATTTGAAAGATTCTAAGTATATCGCAAGACTTAAAGAGCAACAAAAAATTATCAATGCAATGATTGATGAAGCAGAAGAGGGAACACCAAATGAACCTTCAAGTGATGATTCAAACGAACAACGCATTGCGGATTTAGAAAACAAAATTAAAAACATTGAATCACACCTTGATAAATTAGAAAAAGGCGACGAAGGTGAAAGTCAAAGCGGGGGTACTAATCCACCGCCAAAAAAAAATAAATTTTCGAGATTTGCATTTTAAGTAGCTATTAACAATTGATGTTAATGGCTATTTTTTATGCATAAATTTAAGGAGGAATATTATGGCTATTAAAGTCGGAGAAAAATTAAAGAACTATCAAGACCATAAAGCGCATTTTGCTGAATTAGTTCGCAATGGTGCAAGTGATGAAGAACAATCAAAAGCATTTGGAGAAATGTTTGATGCATTATCAAACGATTTACAAGAAGAAATTTCAGCAGAAGTAAATAATCGCGTAGTAGACAATGGTATTTTAGCTAAACGTTCACAAGATCCTTTAACTTCAGAAGAACGTAAATTCTTTAATGAAATCAATACAGAAGTAGGATATAAAGAAGAAAAATTATTACCTGAAACAGTTATTGAACGTGTGTTTGATGATTTACAATCAGAACATCCATTACTTTCAAAAATCAACATTCAAAATGCAGGTTTAGTAACACGTATCATTAAAGCAGAACCAACAGGTCAAGCTGTTTGGGGTAAAATCTTTGGTGAAATCAAAGGCCAATTAGATGCTGCATTTGATGAAGAAGAATTCAAACAATCTAAATTAACTTGTTTCGTAGTTATTCCAGATGACTTAAAAATGTTCGGGCCTAACTGGGTAGAACGTTTTGTTCGTACTCAAATCGAAGAAGCTATTTCAGTAGCATTAGAATCTGCATTCTTAACAGGTGAAGGTGCATCTAAAGACCAACCAGTTGGATTAATGAAAGATATTCAAGAAAATGGCGGTGTCGTTGATAAAACAACATCTGGAACTTTAACTTTTGCAGATGCAGATACAACTGTAAATGAATTAAAAGATGTATTAAAAGGCTTATCTGTTAAAGAAAACGGTAAAGAAGTAAACATTGACGGTAAAGTTGTATTAGTAGTTAATCCACAAGACTCATGGGACGTACAAGCACGTTATACTTACTTAACTGCTAATGGTGGTTTTGTAACTGTATTACCTTATAACGTACAAATCGTATCATCTGAATTTGTTCCAACAAATAAATTAGTTGCTTTTGTAACTGATCGCTATGATGCAGTACGTGGTGGCGGATTAACAGTTAAAAAATTCGACCAAACTTTAGCTTTAGAAGATTGTATTTTATACACTGCTAAAACATTTGCTTATGGTCAACCAGCTGATAACAATGCATCACGCGTGTATGACTTAGAATTATCTACTGCAGTTCGTACTTCAACTCCTGCAGGTGGTACTACAGACGGTGCAGCACAAGCCTAAGAAAGTAGTTGATACTAATGCCAAGCGTTAAGATATCAGATGAAATTTTAGATGAATTTAAAGAATACACTAAGATTTCTCATGATACGGAAGATGAACACTTATTACGTGTTTTAAATATGTCTTACGAGAATTTAGAAACACGTTTTGGCGTATTTGATATTAATAGTAATTTAAATGGTAAAAACTTAGTTTTTGCACGCGCTCGATATGATTATGAAGATTTATTAGAGTTCTTTAACGACAATTATCAAGACGATTTGTTACACTTTGGCTTTTTGACATTAAGAGAGCGTGATGTAAATGAAAAGTAAATTTAAAAAACCGTTTATTACAACAAAAAAGTTAAATACGCGTGTTCATTTTTATGAGTATCAAGAGAATGAAGGGCCAGAAGCAGGTGTAAAACGTAAAAGAGTTTTATATCATTGTTGGGCATACGTTCCACAGTGGAAAATGACTGAATTACAACAAGCAATTGCAAATGGTACAGAACATGATGTGAAGATATTTATACGTGAAACACACGGACAATATATACCAAATGAAAAACATTACGTTGCAATAGATTCGCCATATATTCATCAAGATTTGAATATTAAATTAGTACAACCTGATGTAGAGAACGAACAATTTTTAATGTTAACTGCAGGGGTGGTATCTAATGGCGAGTAATAATTTTAGTGGTATTCGTGCAGATGGATTAAAACAACTTCAAAAAGATTTGGAGAATAGATTTAGTCGTCAAAGAATGAACAAAATCATAGATAAGGCGTTGATTAAGGCGGGAAATATTGTTTTAGACGCTATCAAAAGTAATATTCGTTACTTTAGAGATACTGGCGCAGAGTATGAAGAGGCTAAGCTATCAGCGCCTTATTGGGATAAAGGTGTTCGTTCTGTTCGAGTATATTGGGAAGGACCACATCATAGATATTCTATTGTTCATTTAAACGAGAAAGGCTTTCACGCTAGAAATGGTAAGTTTATTCGACCTAAAGGTTTTGGTGCTATAGATAAAGCATTGCGTACAGCTGAGAAAGAGTTTTATAAAACGGTGCAGGAAGAAGTGGAGAAGTTACTATGATTGATATATTAAATAAAATATACAGCGTCCTAAAAGATGACGAAAAACTAATGAAAATACTAGATATCAAGAATGTAAAGTTCAATGACTATCCTGACGTTAAAGACATCACAAAGCCTTATGTCGTATTAGATGACTTTGATGATCCTATTCCCGAAGTACATTATGACGGAGAACGTGCAGCGTATAGTTATATTGTTCAAGTAGATGTATTTGTGAAAGCTAGTGCAGATTATAATGCACGATTAAGAAGAAATGAAATATCACAACGTATTAGTGATTTGCTCTGGAAAGAATTGAAAGCAGGGCAAGTAAGTAATTTAGGAAATGAATATAACAAAGAATTTGCTTTGTATCGCTCAACAAGACGATATGAAGCAATTTTTTATGAGGAGGAAAATTAAATGGTTAAATATGCTAAAACACCAAAATCATTTATCAACATTAAAGATTTAGGTTTCGCTTTATTAGAAACAGATGAATTAGACGGTACTATCAAATATTCAAATGTAACACAAACTCGCGGTTTACAAGAAATTTCAGTAGAAACTGGTGGAGAAATTGTCAACGCTTATGCTGACGGTTCAATCATTGAATCAGGTAATACAGATGGTGAAGGTACTATTTCAATGACAATGCACGCTTTCCCTCAAGAAATTCGTGAATTAATTTTCAATGAAATTTACGACGAAAATGGAGTATACGCAGAAGAACGCGGTAAACAAAATAACTATGTAGCAGTATGGTTCAAACGTGAACGTCGTGATGGTTCTTATCAACAAGTTGGTTTGACTAAAGTTATGTTTGCTGATCCAAACTTAGAAGGTCAAACAGCTGAAGAAAACTGGGAATTCAGTTCAGAAGAATCTGAAGGTACTGCAATGCATCGAGTGGCTGACGGTAAACGTAAAATTTTATTCGATAGTTCTCGTGAAGGTGCAAATGTTGATTCATTCTTCGAAGAATTATTAAATGGGGCTTATGACAGTAAAACAGAAGTAGACACTGCTTCTGCATAAGGAGTGTTAATTCATGGTTCAATATAAAGTTTTGAAAGATGCTAACGATCTTAAAACTGGTAAAGAATACCACAAAGATGAGGTCGTGGAAGAAAAAGTAAAAGTAGTCGACGACTTTGAAAAACGTTTGAAGAAAAAAGGTTATGAGTTACCATTCTTCGAACGTGTTGAAGATAAATAAATTAATCTTTAGGACTGCATTTAGCAGTCCTTTTATTTCGAAATAAAAAAGGAGATATTAAGACATGTCAAACAAATTAAAACGTAACTATATTCGTTTAGTAGAAAATCCAGAAGCAGAAGAAATTAAATTAGAAACATACTTAACGCCACATTTCATTCCATTAGATGTTTTATATGAATCAGTGGATATCATGGCTGAATTAGAGAAAGCAGAAAATGGAGAAGTTGAATTATCATTCAAAGAACAATTAGATAAATTAATTGATGTAGTAGTTAAAATTTATGGCAAACAATTTACTGCTAAAGATATTAGAAATCGTCTACATGCGCCTGACGCACTTGAAACATTACAAAAACAAGTACAATTCATTGCTAATGGCCAACAAGACGAGGAAACAAAAAAGTTTATTCAGAGCATCAGCTAAACAAATTAAAAAAAGAAGATTTAACTTACAATGGCATGTTGAAGAATTTGGATAAAGTCGTAAAAGATATGGTGGAAAATGGAACACCAGCAAACCAAGTTCTTGAAATGCCATTTTATTATATACTTCAAATTTTAGATGAACGTCATCTAAATACTGTTGATACTGATGAAAAAGCCGATGCGCTATTCTCTGCATTGTAGCCTTAGTCATTGGTACTAAGGCTATTTTTTTATATCAAAATAAGGAAGGAGGGACAGTAAGTGGCTGAATCAAGATTTAAAGGTTTATCAATCTTAATGAATATGCGTGATGTTGGTATTGAACGTACAATGAAACAAATAAGAGCGCAATTCAAAACGTTAGATTCAGAAATGCGTAGATCTAATGCTAATTTCAAGCACTCAGAGAAAAACATGCAGTCTTATGCAACAAGAACGAAAGAATTAACTAAAGCGATTGATGTAACTGAAAATTCTATGAAAGACATTTCTAATCAGTTAAAGAAAATGACTTTAGAAGAACAACGTTCTAGTGTTGAAGCCGAAAAGTTACGTCAAGAATATAGTAAGCAACATAGAGCATTACAAATGTATCAACGACAATTGAATTCAACTGAACAAGAGATGAAACAATTCGGTACAACGACTAAACAAACGATTTTCTCAATGAAAAAGATTAACGATGTTCTAGGTACAATGAAACGTCAACTTAACATTGCAAATATGGCATTTCAAAGTACAGAAAAATCTACAAGTAGTTATAAGAATTATTTAAATCAATTAAACACAGTTATTCAAAAACATCAAAATACAATTAGAGTATTAGAAGGTCGTTATCAGAAAGTAGCGAGAGAACAAGGCGTTATGAGTAAAGAAGCATTAGAGTTAAAAGAGAAAATCTTACAAGAAAAAGCAACATTAGGACAACTAGACAATCAATATAAGAAAACGACTATGGAAGCTAAACGATTTGCATTCGAACAAAAAACGTTAACATCTTCAATGTCTGAAATTCGTCAAAAGATGACACAAGTATCACAATCGTTAACGATCAGTGCAAATAAATTTAAGATGAGCGGGCAAACTGCACAAGCTTATAAAGCACGTATTTCTGAATTAAACAATGGAATGAAACAACAGCAACTTATTGTTCAAAATTTATCTAGACAGTATGATTTTGCTAAAAAACAATACGGTGCTACAAGTCAAGAAGCACAACAGCTTAATGTAAAATTATCTGAAGAACGTTTGAAATTAAAAGAGTTAAATACTCAATTAAATCAAACAACACAAGCGCATAATCGTCTAGAAATGGAACAAAAACAAGGCATCTCTTCTATGGCTCAAATTAGAGCGAAGATGTCGCAATTTAACGATACTCTATCGCTATCAAGAAGTAATCTTGCTCGTGCAGGAGAAAGTGTAAAAGCCTATGGTAATCATTTAAACACACTTAAAACTAACATGTCAGAGCAACGTGTAGTGTTAAGAGAATTAATCGCACAATACAACCATGTAGCCACTGCACAAGGTCGCGACAGTCAAGAAGCTAGAGAATTATCTAGTGCTATCACTCAACAAAAAATCAAGATGAATGAACTTGAGAGTGAACTAGACCAAACAACACTAAGTTATAAACAATTAGAAACAGAACAACGGAATGCACAACGTTTAGCATCTAGTGGGTTTGGTAGAAGTATTCAAAGTGTTAATAAATATAAAGATTCAATTAGAAATGTAGGCTCTACTATGAGAAGTGTAGGATCTACTTCAATGCTTTATATGACTATGCCAGCAGTTGCAGGTATGGGAGCAGCTATTAAATCATCTATTGATTGGGAACAAGCTTTAGCAGGCGTTGCTAAAACAACTAACATGAGTGGTAACGAATTAAATAAAATGGGCAATGAGATTACTAAAATGAGTAATACAATGCCATTCGCTGCAACAGAAATAGCAGGAGTAGCAGAAGCTGCAGGGCAACTAGGTATCAAGAAACAGGATATCACTTCATTCACTAGAACAATGATGAACTTAGGTGTTGCTACAAATCTCACTGCAGACGAAGCTGCAACAGAGTTTGCAAGATTTGCTAATGCTGCAAATATGCCAATTAAAGATGTAGATAGATTAGGTTCAACAGTTGTCGCTTTAGGTAACAGTACAGCCACAACTGAAAAAGAAATTGTTGAAATGGCACAACGTTTAGCTGGTGCAGGCGCACAAGCAGGTTTTAGTTCTGATGAAATTATGTCAGTCAGTGCAGCGATGTCATCAGTAGGAATCGAGGCAGAAGCCGGTGGTACTGCCATGACACAGATTTGGAATAAGATGACAAAAGCTGTTGCCGAAGGTGGCGACACTTTAGATAGTTTTGCTAAAACTGCAGGCGTTAGTGGTAAAGAATTTGCACAAATTTGGGAGAACAACCCTAGTAAAGCGTTATCAATGTTTGTTAAAGGGTTAGGCGACACTGAAGGTGGAGCAAAAGGTGTATTAAAAGCCTTAGATGATGTAGGTATCAAAGGGATAAGAGAAGCCGACACAATTAGACGTATGGCTAACAATCATCAAGTTCTAGACAAAGCACTTAAAACAGGCTCAGAAGGTTGGAAAGAAAATAGTGCTTTGACTGATGAAGCTAACATCCGTTATGAAACAATGGGTAGTAAGTTGAAAATGTTAAAAAATACTTTCATCAACTTTGCTAGAACAATTGGAGATGCAGTTGCACCTATCGTTTCATTCTTAGCAGATAAGTTGACTGGACTATTCGAACACTTACAAGGGACAAGTAATGCTACTAAGATAGCAATCGCAGCATTTACGTTATTAGGCGCTGCTATACCCCCACTTATTGTTGCAACTGGTGTATTAGCACATAGCATCGTAGGTATTTCAGAAGCTATGACGTTACTTAATGCTACTAAAGGCGGTGCTAAATTCTTTAGCCTATTTAATGGTGGTATTAAAGGCGTTTTACCTAATATAGCGCAACTATTAACTAAAATACCTTTAATTGGTGGACTAATGACTGCATTAACAGGTCCAGTTGGTATCGCAGTTGCAGCTATTGCAGGAATAGGAACAGCCTTTGTGGTTGCTTATAAAAAATCAGAAACATTTAGAAATATCGTCAATACAGTAGTCACACCAATAAAAAACGCATTCATTGGTTTAGGGAATGTAATTAAACAATTCTTTAGTGCAATCGGCGCTATTATGAATAATAATTCTGGGAAAGGCTTAAACATTCTTAAAAAGATATTACCTGACGAAGCAGCAAAACAATTTTATTCTACTCTTTTAATAGTACGTGGCGCTTACAATGATTTTGTTAACTTCATAAAAACAACATCTGCTATTATCGGTGCTTTCTTTAAAACATTTTGGAAACAAAATGGCGATTTTATTATCATGGTATTTACTACTATCAAGATTGCAGTAGGCTCAATTTTGAATTCGCTATTTAATGGTGTAATTAAACCAATATTGTCGGGTATAAAAGCTTTCTTTGGTATTATATTCGGTGGTATTAAACAAATTGTCATCAACGTGTTCACTAGCTTACGTGAAATAGTCCAAGGTGGGCTTAATGTCATTCGTGGCGTTATTAAAATATTCAAAGGTTTGTTCACAGGAGACTTTAGGCTTTTATGGGAAGGTGTAAAACAAGTATTTAGTGGATACTTATCAATTATTTCGGGCATATTACGTTCTACACTCGGTAATATGGTGGTTATTGTTAAAACAATTGGACAATTGATCATTAATTCTTTTAGAACAATATGGACTATAGTGAAAAATGTAACGCTTGGAATAGTTAAAGTGTTAGTTGCCACTATTAAGTTTTTATTTACTGGATTAAAAAATATTATAGTTGCTATTCTTAATGGAATCAAAAATATTTCCATTGCAATTTGGACTGCAATTAAAAGTAGTGTATTAGTAATCATTCGAAGCCTCGTAGCTTTAGCAAAAAATAGTTTCTCAACTTTAAAAGGTTTCCTATCTGCATTGTGGACAAGTATCAAAAACACTGCTATTAAATTATGGACTGCCTTAAAAATTGGAGTGCTAGCCATTATTCGAACATTGGTCAGCACAGCTAGAAATACTTTTAACACATTGAAAAGCTTCATTACTCGTCTATGGCAAAGTATTAAAGCAATATCTATCAAAACTTGGAACGCTATAAAAAATGGTGTTGTAAATGCTATACGTGGCATGAGTAATGGAGTTAAGAAAATAGTAGGTGCTTTAAAATCATGGATGAGTAAAGCATGGAACGCTATCAAAAACACAACCGTAAAACTTGCCAAAGGTTTAAGTAGTGGCGTAAAAAATGTATTTAATAGTTTATCTAAAGTAACGCGCAATATCTTTAATAAGCTAAAAAACTTCATGTCTAATGTATGGCGTAGCATTAAAAATACTACTGTTAAACTTGCTAAAGGTCTATGGTCAGGTGTTAAAAATACATGGAATAGTCTTAAAAAAGGCACAATAAAAATTATAGCTTCTGTTGCTGTTTGGCTAATCAAAAAATGGCTTTCTATTAAAAAAAGTGTAGTCAATATAGTTAAAAAATTATGGTCTGGAGTTAAAAGAACTTGGAACTCCTTAAAATCTGGAACAATTAAAATCATGGCATCCATAGCAGTGTGGCTTATTAAAAAATGGACGGCTATAAAAAAATCGGTAGTAAATAAAGCTAAAGGTTTATGGTCAGGTGTTAAAAATACATGGAATAGTTTATCTCGTGGCACTCGTAACATTTTTAATCGAGTGAAAAGTTTCATGTCCAATACTTGGAGAAGTATCAAGAATACAACGATTAATATGGCTAAAGGTTTATGGAATAGTGTTCGAAGAACATTCAATAATATGGCTGGTGGACTTAAAAATATCATTGGTCGTATTAAAGGTCACATTACTGGAATGGTAAATGCTGTTAAAAGAGGTTTAAACAAATTAATTGGTGGCGTGAACTGGGTAGCTGGAAAATTAAATATGCCTAAGTTACCTGAAATAAAACTCTCTACTGGTACTGAAAGCACCCATACTCAAAGTTATATTACGAAAGGTAAACTTAATCAAAATACTTTAGCTACTGTGGGAGATAAAGGACCAGGCAATGGTCCAGGTGGTTTTAGACATGAAACAGTCATCCCGCCTAGCGGTAAAGCTTTCATCACACCAGCTACAGATACAACAATTCCACTTGCTAAAGGAACTCGTATTTTAAATGGCGCACAAACGCATAGTTTACTTAATAGACCACAATTCAACAGCGGTACGATACCGAAATTTAGTTTAGGTACAACATTCGCCAATTTACTTGGTGGTGGTAAAAAGCCGAAAAAACATAAAAAAGATGACGACTTAGTCGGCGACGTAGCTCAAAAAACTAAAGACGGCGTTAAAGCTATGACTGGTAAAGTTGTAGAAGGTGGAAAAGCAGTCGTTGGTAGCGCATTGAACACTGCTAAAAAAGGCAAAGATTGGCTATCTGATAAAATCGGCGACGTATTAGACTGGATCGAAAAGCCAAAAAAATTATTAGAAAAAGTATTTGAAGGTTTCGGTATTAGCATGGCTTCATTCGGCATACCTAAAGGTGCAGAATTACCATTTAATCTTATGAAAGGTATGTTCAAGAAATTAAAAGAAGGAGCCATTAATAAAGTTAAGGAATGGTTTGAAGAAGCTGGCGGTGGCGACGGTGGATATATTGACCTTTCAAAAGGTATCAACTTTGGTTTCGCAAGGACAGCAGCAGAAGCACGAGCTAACGGCTATCCTTTCAACAGACCTCATCACGGCTTAGATATAAATTATAAGCATGATAAAGTTTACTCAACAATGAGCGGGACAGCGAAAGCTACCACAGGTTGGGGTGGTGGTTTTGGTAACCATGTTGAAATCACTAACGGAAATCTAAAATCAATTTATGGTCACTTGCATAAATTAGCTTTCCATGGCACGAAAAAAGTTAAACCTGGTACTTTCTTAGGTATTTCAGGTGGCGACCCTAGAGAAGATGGACAAGGTGCGGGTAGCTCGACAGGACTTCATTTGCACTATGAGATGCAACGTAACGGACAACCGTTTGACCCAACTAATTGGTTAAAAACTCATAACGGTGGAGGAAGCACATCTAAATCAGCAAGCAAGTGGAAAGGCGATATCAAACGAGCGGCTAAGAAAATGAAAGTTAATTTATCTAACAGAGAATTAAACGGTATCGTTGCGCAAATTGCTAGAGAGTCCAATGGTAATGCTGGAGTAACACAAGGTAACATCGGCGATATTAATAATTTACGCGGAACACCAGCGCAAGGTTTATTACAATACGTACCAAGTACTTTCAACTCGTACAAGGTTAAAGGACATGGCAATATTAAAAATGGTTATGACCAATTACTTGCGTTCTTTAATAACTCTAACTGGCGCAGAGATTTACCTTATGGTAAAAGTGGTTGGGGGCCAACTGGTTCAAGACGTTTTGCCACAGGTGGCTTAATCAAATCTGCAGGTTGGTACAACATCGCAGAAGGTGGTTATCCAGAATGGGTAATTCCAACTGATCCATCTAGACGCAGTGACGCTATGAAAATGCTAGCACTTGCAGCACAAGACATTGATAAAAAAAGTAGTGCAAGAGGTAATAAACGACCTAATTCACTACCTAAACCAAATAGTGGTAATGATAATGATGTTTTACTTCAAATGTTACAAGCACAGCAACAACAAATCGCTCTGTTAACTCAAATTGTAACAAGTAATAATGCAATTGCTGATAAAGACTTTAATCCAACGATTGATAAATATACACATGAACAACAAGTTTTTAATTCTATTGATAAATACAATAGACAAAAACAAAGAAAATCAAGATTTAAACCAGGGGAGGTCACATGATTGATTGATACTATAAAAGTTAATAATAAAACACTTCCATGGTTAGTAGTTGAAAGAGGGTTTAAAATACCCTCTTTTAATTTTGGTATTGAAACTGAAGAAGTATTAGGTAGAAGTGGAAGTGTAGTTAAACAAAGACAACTTAAAGAATATAAATTCGAACTTCCACTAATCATCAGAAATGATTATCTTTCATCTGGTGGTATAAAAACACATGATGATGTGTTGAATGAACTTGTTAAGTTTTTTGACTATGATCGTTCAGTACCACTTCAATTTAAATCACAAAACTGGTACTGGAATGCTTATTTTGAAGGGCCAATTGAGTTAGAAAAGTATAGTAAAACGTTTTGGCAATTCAGTATCAATGTTGTTTTAGCTGATCCTTACAAATACGCAGTCGAAGGTACTAAAAACACAGCTATTTCAGACCAAGTATCAGTAGTAAGTACAGGAACAGCCGACAGTCCTATTATTGTACAAGCAACAGCGTTGAAAAATGCGAGTTATTTCTCTATTACGAAGAATGACGAAGATTATTTCATGATTGGTGATGACGATTTAGATAAGAAAGTCGAAGATTATACGCCGACTTTGTTTAATGATGAGATGCGCTCTTTCTTTGGATGGACTAAAGTCACTAACGGTACTATCAACGATAACGTAACTGGTGGAACAGTTGGTGGTTCTATGGCTATGAGTTCTTCAAAAGACGCTTTTATGCTTGATGAAAGCAGTATTACAGGTACGAGTGGATGGAATGGTGCAGAATATAAGCACTCATTTGGTAAAAGTACTCAAGATTTTAGTTCGACAGTTAAAATACACGTTAATCAAGGTAAAAAAGGTGCAACACATGCAACACAGTATGTATATGACACAGATAACCGTGTGATTGCCTCTATTGGTTATAGCAACCCTAGAGCAACACAAAACATCGGAACTATCTATGTGACGTTGTTCGACCAAAACGGTAATCAAAAGAAGATATACAGTTATACAAACGCACCTAAGTTTTATACATGGAAACATATAGTAATTTATATGCGTGTAAAACGTATTGGAGATAAGTTTTATATAAAAACATGGAAATATGATGAAGTAGAATATCCTAAACGAATTACTCCAGTAGATGTGACTGAAAAAGTATTTGTGGATGCAGGAAACTTCTATCAACGACCTATATCGGCAGTGAGTATCTACATTGCTAAAAATGGTAGTAACTATCATATGCCAACAACGATATTAGGTAGTTATAATCATGAAATATTACCTAAACCACCTAAAGCAAGAGATTTAATCATCAAAAAAGGTGATTTAATCAATATTAATATGGCAGAAAAGACAGTAACGATTAACGAAGAACCTGCACTCGATTTAAAAACATTTGGCAGTGACTTCTTTAACATAAATAAAGGTATGAATGAATGTATTATTTATCCCGAAAATACGTATGATACGACAGTATATTGGCAAGATAGATTCTTATAGATTGGAGGTTAGATAGTGAAGAATGTAGGAATACATGTACTTGATTTTAATGACAACATTATTGATTTTATTAGCCAAAGTGATGGCGCATTAATCAATGTTGAAATGAGTATGAATGTAGAAGAAAAAACAGAAACCTTTGATTTTACGATAGAAAACACTCGAGCAGAGAAATTAAGAGAGCGTAATCGTATTATTGCTCAAGACAATAACGGTACGTTCAGAGAGTTTATTATCATCCACATCACAGATAACTTCGACGGTACAACTGAAATTGAATGTAATGCTAGTTACTTAGAAGATTTGAAAACAGCAAAACCGATTAAACCTGGTAAGTTTGAAGCACATACAACAACACAAGCGCTACTCAAAACACTTGCTAATACAGGTTGGGAAGTGTCTGACGATACAGAATATGGTGGCAATCGTACAACTTCATGGACTTCTCATACAAATCCGTTTGATTTAATTTATATGCTTTGTACTACTTATAATATGGTGCCTGAGTTTTATATTGAGTTAAGCGCTCATTCAGTCGAACATCGCTATGTATCAATTGCTAAACCTAAAAATTTATTCAAAGGTAAGGAAATTACTAAAGGTAAAGACTTAACAGGTATGACAAGAACGATTGATCTATCTGAAGTGAAAACTGCTTTACTTGCAGTTGGACCAGAAAAAGAAGATGGTTCAAGAATTGAAACAGTTGTGGTAGATGATGAAGCACAAGAGATTTTCGGACTACCTAATCGTTACATTTGGGATGTATATGAACCTGAAAGTGACGACGAGAATATGACGCTTAAACGTTTGACTACACTTGCTAAAACAGAACTTAATAAGCGTAATCAAGCAGCGATAAGTTATGAAGTATCTTCAATTGATATTCATAAATATTATAATGATGTAACAGTGCATCTAAGAGATATTGTCAGAGTGAAAGACAGAGATTTCAGGCCACCTTTATATATAGAAGCAGAAGTCATTGGTATTAAATACAACTGGTTAGCAGATGAAAGTGAATTTACCTTTGGCAATGTCATTGAATACGAAGAAACAAAGCTAAGAGAGTTCTTTACTAGAAAACTTGATGAAATTACTAAAAAACTGAATGACAATATTTCTAATGTAAACACAATCGTGAGTGATGTTGTAGCTGGGGAGCTAGAATATTACGAACGTAAAATATTTAAAGGTGCAGAGCCACCAGAAAATCCACAAAACGATACATTATGGTACGATACGTCAAACCCTGACGTTGCAGTATTACGTAGATATTGGGATGGTAAATGGATCACTCAAACAGCTGATGATGTAGAAAAAATCGGTGGTTTAAGACGTGAACAAGTGATGTATCGAGATTTAAATAATAGTTTCATCAATTTAACTATTCAACATAGTCGATTACAAAATGATGTGTACGATGTGTTAAATAATGAATATCTTGTCGATGATGATTTAAAAGCAAACTTAAACCAAGCATTATCGGATGTAGACAACGTATATCAAAACATCAAAACAAATTTAGATAGCATGGATGAAGATACAGCAACGATAGGTAAGTTAGTTGATACGCAAACTTTATTTGCAGTGTATCGAGAAAAGCTACAAACATTATATAAATACGTAACTGACGCTAAAATTTCTATTGATAAACGATTGAAATTACTTCAATCACAATATACTGATGAGAAGTTTAATGATGCTATGGATAAAATAGCTCAATCGTTGCCTAATGGTCGTTGGGATAGTGAAAACCAACAGTTATATGCAGACATACCTAACGAACAAGAATTGAGTAATTTAAAACAAACACTACAAGACTACTATGATGGTAATATAAAAAAATTAGAAGAACGCTTAAATAATAGTGTAGATAGTAAGGTGAAAGTAGCAAAAGAAGAGATTAGCACAAGTGTAAAAAGTGTCGAAAGTAAAATTGATGGTTTGAATATTGGCACTAAAAATTTACTGTTAAACTCAGAGGAACGTAGCGATAGTATTATTAATGATACCCACGCTTATATAACCTATTTACTAACGCAACCTTTAGAAGTAGGTGAAGATTATACTATATTGAGTGAAGTTTATACTACATCTCCTGAACAAAGTGGAAAAGTGTCAATTAGAGGGTACTTTCCAGATAACGGTCTAATAAACGTTCCGATAATTGATAATAAAATTAAGTTAACCTTTAAAGCAAAAGTGCCTAGTGAAAGAATATTACTGTATAAAGATATTGCAGGACAATCATCCGATAAGTTAGATACTACATTTAAAAACACAATTCTGGTAAAGGGAAATAAAATAGGCGACTACGCACAAGCACCAGAAGATTTACAAAGACAAGCACAACAAGCACAACAAGACACGGAAAAAGCTTCTAAAGCATATGCAGACGCACAGGATAATCTAAAAGAAACACAATTAAAAGCATACGCTGACGGAAAAGTATCAAATGAAGAAAAACGCGCAATAGCTGACGCAATAGCAAAACGTGATGAAGCTAAATTATACGCAGACAAAAAAGCGAAAGAGGCACAAGAGGCAGCGAACCAAAATACATCTAATCAGTTAAAACCTATCACAACACGCGTCACAAGTAACGAAACTAATATATCTGAATTGGATAAACAAATTAGTTTAATGGCTAAAAGTGAAGATGTAGCACAAAAATTAAGAGATGTTGACGGACGACTTACACCTTTAGAAACGGACGTAAAAAACAATAAAGCAACACTAGATATTTTACCTACACAAATTGATAGTAAGGTATCAAAACAAGATTACACTTTGGATAAAGATAATATAGTTCAAAGATTAGATAACGCTGATAGTGAAAGAAAACAACTTTCAAATGAAATCACTGATAAAGTTACTTTAACTAAATTTGAGAGTGGTATTTCTGACGCTAAAAATTATACAGACAACATAAAAAAAGAAACAGAGAACTATACAGACAATCAAATCAACAATTTAGATGTTGGAAGCGAGAACTTACTGTTAGATAGCGAAAGAAGAAGTGATGGATCTAGTGGTGCAGGCTTTTCTTATATAAGATATTATTTATCACACCCACTAGAGACAGGTAAAACTTATACTTTAAAAGCTGATATTGTTACTAATGACGAAAGACAAAGCGGACAAACTAGCGTTTATCCATATAACCCTTCAGGAATAAGAGATACAGTAGATATTAAAGACGGTAAAATTACCTATACATTTATAGCGCAATCTGAAAGTACAGAATTTCTTATTTATAAAGATGTAGCCGGTCAATCTAACGTTGATTTAAACGTAACAATAGAAAAAGCTATCCTAGTTGAAGGCGATAAAGTTACAGGTTGGGCGCCAGCTAACGAAGATGTTAAAAAAGATATAAAACAAGCTGAAACAAACGCTAAAAATTACACAGATGAGTACAAACGTTCTAATGACATAGCCATGACTAAACTTGAAACATCAATCACTCAAAATGGCGATAAAATAGCATTAAAAGTAGATGAACAAAAATTTAATGCAAGTCGAAAAACACTATCACAAGTAATTTCAGAGATTTCAGCTACAACTAAAGGGATTAATTTAAAATACGATGAGAATGGTTCAATCCAAGCTTATACAATGGATAGAAATGGTATTCAACTTAGAGGCGATAAGGTAGATATTACAGTCAATAAAGATTTTAATGTTATGGCAAGTAGAGTTGACGATAAGGTCGGTAAGAATGAAATTATCAACCGTTTAAATTTAAGTCCCGAAGGTTTAGATATTGATGTAAACAAAGTCGGTATTAGAGGTGGCGACAGTACAAATTATATTAAAATACAAAATAGTGGCTTTTTATCCTATGGTAATTTTAGACGTTCATGGGCTGGCGAAGTAGACGATGCAAAACTTGAACTAGGTATTAATAATGGTCGTGTATTAATTAGAAATCAAAGTACCGGTTATCGTTTATATTTAACTGAACGTGGTTTATCAACAATGATGGATGGCTTTTCAGATGATACGTCTGGTACATTAGAATTTCATTCAACGCGTTTTAATGATACGTCAAGAGGTATTACAATGCACTCAACATATGGTGCAGTTGCTATGTTGTCAGAACAAAGTCGTGCAATCGTTCGTTCAAACTTAACAGCTAATATAGAAAGTTACTCATACGGTGTTTACATTAGACCTTATGTTAATACTAGACCGGGAATAAACGAATTTAATTTTTATGTTAAAAGTAATGATAATGCTGGAGATACTGACGGCGCTATTTTATTTGGCGAAGTTAGTGACGACAGAGGTTTAGCTGGCTCTGGCATAAGATTTAAGAAAAAAGGTTTACGTGGAGAAACTGACGGAGACTATGAGCCAATGGTGTATGCTACTGATAATCAAGGTAGTGCTGGAACTGGAAGTTTTTATGCAAATAAATTATATGGAGATTTAACCGCTAAAGGAAGTAATGCTTATATTTTAGTAGACGATGCATTACGTATAACCGATAAAAAAGGTTACAACAACGGTAATGTGAGGTACAAAGACTTGCAATGTTTAGATGTACAAGCTAACTCTATAAGGGTTAATACTGCTAAAGACTTTTATATCGGCGTGTCTACTGGAGAATTACGAGTGACAAATAACTTACGGTATAACGGTGGAGATACTGGATATAAAGACATTCGCTTTGCTAACTGGCATGCTATGTCATCTGAAAAATTCAAATATGATATTAAAGAATGGAATTATAGTGTATTAGACGCATTTAGAAATGACTTACAACTATATTCATACAAATTGAATTCAGAAAAAGAAACAAACTATGCACGTAATCATCACGGAATTATTATAGAACGAGAAATACCTGTTGAATGGCGACACGGAGATGGTTTTGATGGAAACGAAGTCATGTTTTGGAATACTAAAGCTATCCAAGAATTAATTAAAAAAGTAGATAAACTGGAGGAACAATTAAATGAAAAATCAAACGCAAGTTAATTTAAGTTATGTAGTCGAAGAACTCACGACACAAAACGCTCAACTTTCACAAGAAAATGCAATGTTAAGAGCAGTAATTAGAGAGCAAGAAGAACAAAATAATGAACAAACAAGTGCTGAAGGAGAGTAACCTTTAGCACTCTTTTTATATCAAAATTTAGGAGGAATTTATCATGAATGAAATCGTAAAAAACTCAGAAAGTTATATCTTAGTACAAATTAATGAAAAAGAAGAAGAAGCTGTTTTAGATAATGACTTCAGAGGTCAATTCTACCCAACTAGTAACGTAAACATCGCAACTAAATTCGATGATTTAAATAAAGTTAAAGCACTTGCTCAACGCTTAAATAGTCTAAACGAATTAAACTATGAGTTCGGTATTATTGCTGAAAAAGCGACAGTTAAACCAGTAAAGCTAACAACTTTATTAGAGTACGTGGAAGAAACAACTGAAACTAACGCAGAATAGAGGTGCAAGAATGGAGGATAGTCAAGGACGCGATTATGAAACAAGAATAAAACGGTTAGAAGATAATGACGAAAAGATATTCGCATCTTTGGAACAAATAAAAGATGGCCAACACAATCAAGAACTAATCAATCAAAAAATGAATTTTACTTTAGATAGTATCAATCGAGAACGTGAAATTGATAAAGAAAGTAAAAAAGAAAATCGTAAAAACATTAAAGAGATGAAACGTTTAATGTTAGGTATGGTCTTTTCGGTAGCAGGTTCTATTATCTTTGCAGTTATCAGAATGGTATTCGGCATATAAGGAGGTGATTGATATGTTTAAACTATTCGCAAAAGCTAGTTTCTGGACTTGTTATTGGTTTGGTCAATGTAAATAAGGGAATTAAGTCGGCACTTATGTGTCGGCTTTTTATTTTGAATAAGGAGTGGAAGAAATGGAAAGTATTATCGCATTTGCAACAGTAATTTCAGTTATTACAATCGCATTAACACAATTAGTTAAGCAAGCTGGCGTACCTAAAAATATTGTGCCTTTAATCGCTATTGGTATCGGTATCGTTTTAGGTGGTATTACAGCATTTATTCCAGAAATTGTTACTGAATTGTCAATCGGCGGTCGATTGCTTGCTGGCTTAATAAGTGGACTAATGGCTACTGGTATTTGGGAAACAGTTCGAGCACGTACAGGATCAACTAAAGATAAAAATAATAAAATTGGTGGAGGTCGTGCGTAATGACAGAAAAATGGAATGGTGTCCCAGTTAAATATGATTTTTTACCTATCGGAACACGTAGAAGTGGGCAACCTTTAACAAGTAAGAAACCTTTATTTGCAGTAGCACATGATACTGGAAACCCTCACACAACAGCACAAACAAACGTGAATTATTATAAAAATACTTATATGATTGATTGGTCAATTGTTGCCAGCGCTCATATATTCGTTGATGATAAAGAGTGCATTGTATGTATTCCAGTAACAGAGAAAGCATGGCATGTATTATATAATACGCCTACCGATAATCAATGGTACAATGCAGACGCAAACGACGTTGCTTTTGGTGTAGAAGGTAGTTACTTCCCAGGTAATATCGAACGTTCACGTAAGTCATTAGATAACATGGCACGAGTGCTTGCTTATTTATGTAATTACTGGGGTATTGATTACAAAACAGAATTACCAGGCCATCAAGATATTCAAGCCGATAAAATTGATCCTGGTAACTTATTAGAAGCATGCGGATATTCACGTAATGTTAAAAATTTGGATAAACAAATTGCTAAATACATCAATGGCGTTAAAAAATCAGCACCGAGCAAGAAACTATCAACAAAAACAAGCAAAAAGCCAACACCTTCGCCACAAAGTGTGGTTAAGTATAAAGAAGCAATCGAATACATGCACAGCATGAAAGGACAATACATTGACTTCGATAAAGAATATGCTTTCCAATGTGCTGATGTCGTTGTGGACTTCGTTTATCACGTAACAGGTGGCGTAAGATTTTATGGTAATGCTAAAGAATTACACACAGTAAACGCTATGCCTAAAGGCTGGAAAGTTGTCGAAAACACTAGAGATTATGTCCCTCCTGTTTGTGCAATTGCCATTTATACAAAAGGTGTTTATAGTCGTTGGGGACATACTGGCTTAGTTTGGGATAATAGTGGAGGCACTAAATCATTTACAATCTTAGAACAAAACTTCGATAGTAACGCAAATACACCAGCTAAATTACGTGAAGATGATTATACAGGCTTAACACACTTTATCGTTCCAGACTTCGCCGATGATAGCGTAGACTTAACAGATATTAAAGAAGTGAAAAAATCAGAACGTAAATCTAACAGTTCAATTTCAGTAAATAAAAAACCTCCTAAAAAATTAACATGGAGTAACCAACCATATCTCAAAGCAATTGCAGATAATGCAGGTGTCACTATTTGTAGACCTAACCACAATAATGTAATGGTTACAACAAACGAAGAATATAAACCTGGAGACGTATTCTATGTATATGAAATTCGTGATGGTTGGGCTAGAGTATACAGTCCAAGCAATAACGGTTATGTATGGTATGAACGCCTTATTGTTAAAGATATCTATAAAACAGCAGGTGGCAAAACATTAGCGAAGAAAGCTGATAAACAATCAGTAGCACAACGTAATATCATTGAAGATACAACTGGTTTAAAAGTAAATAGCATTCCACCTTTAAATATGAAGAAATCATCTAAAGCTAAATTTAGAGCGCGTGTCGATTATTATGGTGCGTCATTAGTCAAATTCAAAGGTAAAGAGTGGTACGTGACAAACAACACTTATAGAGCAGGATATGATCAATTCTATATCTTTGAAATTAAAAATGGTTGGTGTCGTGTTTACTCTAGAAATAACAATGGTTGGATATGGCATGAACGTCTGAGAATTGTAGAAGTGTATTAA